GTTGTGTGCCTCATCGAAGTAAATAGTATCAACGTGCAGATCTGCCTGCTGTAGACGCTGCAGGGAGTTGTAGGTGGTGAAGATCAGTTGATGCTTATAAGCACGACGAGACCAGTTATGAATCTCAGCAGGTTTAGTAGTGCTCTGGTGATGAGTCTCGCCACTGTGAACGTGCAGAACAGCAGCAGTAGTGATAAACTCAAGAAACTCAGAAGACAGTTGCTCAGCAAGTAGAATGCGAGGAGCAACCACTACAATCGTCTTAGGTGCATCAGATTGAAACTCACGCAGAGCATCAAAGATTGCAACGTTGGTCTTACCACCGCCAGTAGGAATAATTACCTGACCCTTATGGTACTGCAGCAGGGCATCCAGAGCACGTTGCTGGTGAGGTCGGAGTTGGATCACAGGTCTCATCGCGTATGAAACTATTATAGCAGCAAAAAGGGGTCTCATGCGGACCCCTGTGTGACGGTTCTTAAAGTGTCCTATGAAGCTTTAGATTCTCATCTTCAACCGGGACAAAGGTAGTCTACATGGATTTTATGAGTATGTCAAGTCTTAATCTTTAATCATAATAAAGAGGATCCTTGGAACTATGAATAAAAAACGTAAAGGTTAATCTTCCAGTTTCTCTTGTTGTTCCAAAAGCATCAGAAAGACCATGAATTCTATGCGATTCGTATGCAACTAAACGGTTATATTCGTTTTCTATGTTTACAAATTCATTTTTTTCTGCATACAAAATAGATGTTCCAGCATTTGGTGGTGCATTTGGAGTCAAATATACCAACCCTGCTACAGGGCAATCATCTTGATGAAATTTATCTTGCGAAAAGAATGGGAGAGATTTTAGTGTTTCTTCAGTAGAAATATGAAAATATGATGTTATTGTAAGTTCCTCATCACTAAATTCAATGAATTTAAAATGATTTTTGCAGGCATCAAATATTTTTTTAGAATACTCAATTAAAAGTTTTTGCTCCGAATAAAAATCTGAATTTATTTCCTGATTACAACAAGGGCAAATAGTATCTAAACTTCGAATTGGTAGTGTTCTCTCCCCTCTCCATCCAGTTCTCCCCCGATTATCATTACCGTATCTATAATTTCTAGAAAGAGCTATTTTTCTAATTTCATCTGGATCTTCGAAGAAATTATCAACGATAAGATTATTCAACATTTTTAAAAATATCAACTAAAAAATATTTATTTGCAAAATTTAATCCTATTCCCAAGAAAAACTTAAAGTTACTCTAGGACTAGAAATTATTGGATTATGATAAAATCCTTTAGGTATAAGTAAACTATCTCCAGGATTCAAATTATATGTAACATCATCACAAATATATGAGGTACTGCCTTTTGCTTGAACTAATAGAACATCAACCTCATCTTCATGGTTTCCAAAAGTCATACTATCATTTCCAAAAGAAATATATGTGTGCATCACTTTAACACCACAATCTTTATTTACTGCTTCAAATGTTTTTCCTATAGTTCCAGGATAATAATCATTTCTCAAGAAAAAAGTAGGGGGTTGTGACGAAGAACTAAAACAAGACAATCTCTTACTACTTGAATCAGTCTTTCTTGGTTGAATTTCGAATTCATTCCATATTACTACCATATCCGAACTTTCGTTTGATATTTTTTCTATAACATCATCCCAAGAAATATTCCTAGCAATAGGATATTTGTTCTCAGAAAAAATAATGCTCATTTTACCTCTAAATTAAAAGAAACAATTTTTCTAGGTTTGTCTGAAGTACTTGGTAGTGTTTGGTGCAACACATTTGAGGGGAAAAATATTATTGTTCCTTCAGTCACTTCTGGTGTAAAATAAACATAAGAAGATCTTAAAGAATCCATAAATGGAGATATAAACTGAGTTGCAGTATGTGTAGAGGGATCATAATCAATATAACAAACAGAACTCATCATTACGTTACTCTCACAATGTTCGTGTATGGGATGAAACATATTTTTTGTTTGTTCTTGAAACCAAGAATGTTTTATCAAACAATCACTAAACCCAAAAGATTTTTTCATATGGTTTAATTCTTCTTCAAATATGGATTGTATTACAACATTTTGATTTATAGACCCTTCATCAAAAAAAGAAGTTAGCATAAGTGGATCTGTGCCCAAATCACAATTATCCATCAGTTCTAGTAACTTTTTCTTTTTATCTTTCCAATTACTAACCTCTAATCTAAGATGTGGTATAATAAACAAAGGCGTAATAGGAATAATAAAGTTATTCTCTTGCTCAAGATTCATTTTTTTTCATATTCTCGATTAAGGCATCAAACTTTTCGTTCATCCAATCTTCATTAGACTCTACCCATTTTCCTAGAGGGCAAGAATCTAATGAGAATTGTGCCTTATGCTCTAAAAAACATCCACATTCGATACATCTAATTTGTTCTGAATCATATTTGTCACACTTTCTGCAAATTTCTAATCTTTGATTTTTTACTTCATCAGAAACATGAAGTGCTCCAGTTGTCAATGCATTTTTAATAAGTTCAAAAGAAAATTCTGCTAAATTTTTTCCTTGTTGAATTAAAGAAGGGTACTCTTTTTCGTCAGACATTTTGATATTTTCAGTTAAAAATATTTATTAGGGATTAAAAAGTCCTTTGAGTGTCGTTGTATTGATTGTTCCTACTATACTGTAATTTGATCCAGTAATTGCTCTTCCTGAAGAACCACCATTTCCCATATTAGTAGTATTTCCACCCGAAGATGCCCAATCACCACCAGATCCTCCAGTTTCACCGGTTTGACCAGCAGTTGCACCACAACCGCCGCCACCAGTTCCTCCAGCACCTCCTGCACCTAATAAAGATCCTGATAGATTATTATACCCTCTACCAGTTCCACCATTTCCACCTTCTCCACCAATTCCACCAGAAGTGGGGTATGTGTAATAACATGTTTTAGACCAATAGTTGGCTGCACATCCTCGTCTCCACTGACAACAATTGTTCCATGAGGCACTTTGGGTCCAACCACCTGGACAGGAATTGGAATTTCCTTGACAACCGCTTGTAAAGGTTTCGCTTACAACACAGGTTCCGCCTGATCCATCAGCACCTTTGTTGCCTTTTTCTCCACCTCCACCACCACCATAAATGTTTGCGGATGAACGAACATTAACTATAAGATTTGAACCAGAAGTATTTGTAATTGAAAGTGCATTTCCACCATTGCCACCGCTGATTGTGGCGGATGTTCCACTAGTACCTCCTGCACCATAAATGTTTCCAGAAACATCAATCGTTAAATTATACGCAGTAGAATTGAAATCTGCAGCAGAACTTCCAGTACTATTTGAACCAATAGTTCCCTGAACATATAACCATTTTCGGATATTCTTGCTCAAATTTGTATTCCAAGTTTGGGCATCAATATCAAAATTGGTGTCTGTACCAGTTTGTGTGATATAATAATACTTAATTGTATTTCTAAAATGCGATAATTTTAGATTACTTGAGGTAGAAATAGAAGCATTTTCTGTAGCATCTGGAACAACTGGATTTGTATTTGTTGTAGTTGTATTTCTCCTCAATTCTGATGCGCTGATAGAACCAGAAACAGATTCCTTGAAATTAGATCTTAAAGAACTAAAAGAAATTGATCCTGATGGATAGTAAGGTCCTGCTTTAGTTACAGTTGCGGTCATTAGTTTTTATACTCCTATTAATGGAAGTCTGTCCATGCAACACCAGTATATCCTTGGAATTTTAAAGCATTTGTATTGAAAATAATTGAACCAGCTGGTGTTTGTCCAATTCCATTTCTGGTGCTATTTCCAATATTTGGAACAACCATTACTGGGCGAGTTGTAGCAGAACCAACATTTCCAAAGTCAAATACTGCTTTTGGTTCATAAGTGCTAAAACCAACACTGCCACTAGAAAGATTTAAGTGACTATCATATAAATCAATTACTGGTACTTGAATCTGTAAAGCAGCGCCAGCTGGATTTAGATATGTTGTTCCTATTCCAACATTACCTGCAGGTATTAATATAGATCCATTTATACCAAGTAATTCAGATCCATAAAATGTAGTAGTTCCAATACCTACTGAACCAAATAAACCTCTTTTATTTCTCGCATCAAAATCAACACTTGGTTGGTCTGTTCCGAGTCCAATTGAAGAACCTGATGATACTAGTATATTTCCTACAGTTCTTAAATTATTAAACGTAGATATTCCACTTGCTGCATAGATATTGCTGCCTACAATTACAGATGGAAGTGTAAACGACGATGCTGTTAATGTACCCTGAATTGTTACATTGCTTCCAAAATTAGCATTACCAGTAACAGTAGATGTGCCAACAACATGTAGATTGCTCGTTGGATTTGTAATTCCTATACCAAAGTTGCCATCATAAGTTAAGGAAGCAAGTTCTGCATTTGACTGACCATATAACCAAGAAAATCTACCAGTTCCTACACCAGAAGGACCAGCATGTAGATATAAATTAATGTTGCCAGTATCATTATTGATAATATCAAAAGTCTTTGATTCACTTCCAAATCTCAATACTGCAGTGCTTTTACCAACACCAACAGATTGACCAATACTAATTCTTGCTTGGTCGGTGTTAGAAAGAACCTCTAATAATGGATTAGATTCTTTGCGAATTTGAAGTTCTGATGTTGGTAATGCAGTTCCTATACCAATTCTACCTGAATTGAGTGCAG